GAACTAAACATCGTAGCTAACATATCTACTGTAAATAGTAACATAATTGGACCTAGAATTGCATTAAATAGTCCCCCTATGGCGGCAGCTATTGGAGCGACTGCTCGCATAGCAGCAGCACCTATTCCCATAAAGATAGCATTAAATTTATTTGCAAACTTTTTGGTTGATATTTCCATCTTTAACATAGTAGCTTTATATCGAGTTTCTAATTGCATTAATGCTCTATTTTCTACTTGACTTATTCGCTGATACATTTTTTTATGTAAGGCTTCATATTTTGTACCTGCTAGCTTCATATTGTTGAATGTTTTTGTTAAAGTTGCTTTTTGACCTTTTAAAGATAAAGAGTAAAATCTCTTTTCATCTATTCCTCTTCTCGCAAGTTCTTTCTTCATTTGTGCCGTATAAGCCTGCTGAGTACTCATTTTCGTACTAGAAAGTTTTTTCTCTTCTCTTCCTAGTTTTTTGAGTCTATCTAGGTCATTTTTCATAGCCTTTTGAGTATCAATAGAAAACTGTTTCATAGACTCTGAAATATTTGCTGTAGCAGGTAATACTTGTTTTAATAAGCTAGTTGCAATAAGAGCAAGTAATAATCCAAGAGCGCCTTTACTTGAATTTAGAAATTCTACAATAGGACTTAATGTACTTGCAACAACAGCTCCAACATCTTTTGCGACATCAGAAATAGTTGTTGCAAACTTTGTAAATGGGTTTAAAAGGTTATCTGCTTCACCTGCAAACGAACCAAAATTATTTTCTAACTGTAAAGCTACTTCATTAAATACAGCTGCTCGTCTTTGTGCGATTGTGAGTTTTTCTGCAACTAATCCATTTGCTGCTGCGAATTTTCTTGTAGCAATATCAAGTCTTAGAATAACACCGAGTTCATCGAGTAGTTCTGGTTCGGCTTTTGTCACACCACGAATCAATCTATTAAAAGAGTCTGTCATATCACGACCAAGAGCAACAGAAGCTCTCTTTGCGCCCTCTGTTAATTCTGTAATTTGTTGGGTTGAAAAACCTGCGGCTGTTGCGATAGCAACTTGTTGTGCGGCAGCTTGAAACTCTAAGAGTCCACCTGCTGCTTCTCGAACTGATCGAGTGATAGAAAGCATAGAAGAACCTGTAATTTCTGCAAGTCTTTTAAAGCCTTCTTCTTGTTGTTGTATGTTTGCTGCATTTTCTAATGCGCGGAAAGCAGCTCCCACGGCAAAAAGAGTAGAGGCAAGAATAGCATATGTTTGAACGAGGCCTCCAGTGCCTTGTTGCATACGTGCAAACGATTTAGTAGCTGTTTCTGTACGACCTGACATAGCCTGCATGTTTCTACGAACATCGCCTGCTCTTTTACCAGTTTGTGTTAATTCTGCTTGTGTTTTGTCAAGTTTTTGATTAAAGATTTGAATAGTATTATTATCCGTTATCTTAAACGAAAACTCTGCTACTTGTTTGCCTTTTCCTGCCATTACCTTTTTATTCTTGGAGGTTTTGATGTTCCTCCACTCGATGCTTTCATTTTTCTCATTGTAGCATCTCTTTGTTGTTTTGCTTTTTCATTCAACATTTCTGAATGAAAACGCTCAATCTGTTTAACCCAAGTAGTTACTTCGGATTTATTTTCTATTTGATAAATATCTAAGAGACTTAGTATAGGAGCCCAGTCTTTGCCAAAATAGCTACCACTGGCTCCATCCCAACGATCAGGTAACATTGAGTGAATAAAAAATGCCGATTGAACTTCTGGAGGATAATTATCCAAGCTCGGTGGCATTTTTTCTGGGTCTGGTTCTTGATTTAGTTGCTCGCATAGTGCAAGATACTTTTCTAAATCAATACTTGCATCTTTGAAATGTCTTTTTAACAAAGCAAGTATTTGTTCTACTTGCTGTGAGTAAAATTTTCCAAATCACCTACAGTATCAGTTACCCACTGATCGAAGTCACTACTATTTCTCATAAGTAATTCAGCGTTTTCCTGTGTATAAGGAAGTTCTTCCTCAGGACTCACTGAACTTATATCTACTAATAGAAACTCTTCTAAGTATTTATATTTTAGTCCTTTCCAACCTTTTATTATTGCTGATACATATTCAGTTAAAAATGTATCTTCATCTAATGAATCTTCAAAGGCGCGAGTCTTTTTGTTAAACTTCTGTTTCATACATCTATTTCTTACTTTAAGTAGTTCTTCTCTACTTAAATAAGTTAGATCAACATTAAAGTCGCTGTAACCAGGGTAATCCAAGGATACTGTCTTGCTCGAAGTCATTAAACTTTTTAGCGATACGGGTTGTACTTTTTTTACTTCTTCTGTCATTCTTTCTCCTAAAAGGAGTGCGGGATTGCTCCCGCACTAGTTAATTTAAATTATGCGAAGTATTCTATTTCTACTTCGTTTGTTGCATTATTAGTTGTTGCTGATAAATCCGTTGGTAAACCATGGAAATTAACATCAACTGATATTACATCTTCTAAGCTGTGTGCTGGTAACTCTAAATGTGCGTTATCGACTTTTACGTTTGCTCTTGGAGTAGATGTTGAACCACCAATACCAAACTCTAGTGAGAATGAATTAGTAATTACTGATCTGGACTCCTGCAATCTTTCGAATAAGTCCATAGAGCCATTAGAAACATCGTTTAGATAACAAGTAAAGTTACCTGAAACTGATCTTGTTCCCATCACATGACCTAGTGGTAAATTTACATTACCAATTGTTTCCGGTGTCAAATAATTAAGATTATTTTCAATTGTTATATTTCCGCCAGTAAGTGTTACACTATATGATTGGTTAGAGTTACTATTACTATCTAACGCACCTAATGTACCTGTACTACTACCTGGAACAAATGACATTGTCAAATCTGTTAATTTTTGTCGGATATAGTTATTTGTTGCTGAGACACCCTCATTAATTATACCTAATGTTGATCCACCTTCTGAAGCAGCTGCTCCAGCGGCTGTATTTAAAGTATCAATTTCTTCAACTGTTTGACCGTTTCCAGACCAAGCAATTTGTGCGATTCCTTCAATATCAAAATCAATTGAAGCAGAACCGACAGAACAGTTTGCTACTTTATATACACTGACTCCATTTGTACCAGTATCAAAGGTTGCATCAGTTGAATCACCTGCAGCTCCTAATACAAAAAATAAGTCAAAAACACCAAGTGTTACTCTATTTGAGTTATGGAATGGAAAATGGTCTGGTTCATATGTACCTGCATTATTTGCATAATCAGCTGTACCATTAGCTCCAATCGCATTATTATAATTATTTGCTGACATAGCAGCCCATAGTGGGCCTTCTACGGCAAAAACATCTCCATTACCTGCATGAGATTTTGACACACCGACATTTCCTGTGTCAGATGATGTTGGCCTCATATAAGTATTAAAGCTCCATTCTGCTGGTGCATAAGAGTCGGTAAACATTGCTCTACCTCTCTTTGATGAACCATCAGTTGCTGCAGCTTCATTCAGTGTGATTTCCGAAGTGTTTGTTGCTTGTGAAAATGAAAAACCATCTAATACAGGTATTTCATAAAGCGCATCGTTAGTACCATCATAAGTCCAACGCATAAACACTTTGGTATCTCTACTAAAGAAAAATGCCATTTTTTTCTCCTATTAATATCGAATCTGGAAAGCGATTTCACCCACTCCCAGAGGTTCGAGAACTCCTTCATCTGTATCTACAGTACTAATTGTAGTTTGTGCTGTAGTTTGAGATGTACCTGTTGAATCATAGTACGTGAGCGGATCATTATCCTCCAGTACCGTTTCAACGTCTTCTAACAACTCTTCTAGTGCTTCGATGACATCTTCATCATCAGACACATAGCATCGAATTGTCATGTTTAAAAATCTAAATCTAAACCCGCCACCATCATAGTCTCGAGTTTCTGCTCCTGCTCCTATATGTATAGTAGGAAATTCAGTTACTTCGTCCCAAAATTTCAATCGTCTTTCAACTCTTGAGACTGCGCTTCTAAATGGTGCTTGACCGTTTATTGCTTCTAACTTTTCTGCTAGAGCTTCAACTATGGCTCGGCGACGCGTTGAATATTTTCTTGCTATTGTCGAGTCCATGTTATACTCCTGTCATGCCAAATTTTCCGCCCACTATACCTATTGCAACTTCTCTAAGAGATTTTCTAATTAATTTATCAGGGTCTCTGTAAGGTGTATATTTAGCTCCTCCTAATGCAAATGTTTCATAAGGATCACGTCTGTAAGTGTAACTAATATTTGTCATTCTGTTACCCATATTTATATCCTCTACTTGTACTGAGTTTGCAAATCTACCAGTTCTATAAACAAGTGCTGGAGCGACCATATTTTTTGCAACTTGCATTGGTAGCAGTTCATTTAGTAAGTTTCTTAAAGCAAGTGGATTTTGTCCTGCTTTTCTTTCTACTTCTCTACCTGCAGCAGCTGCAGTTGCAATTGTACCTGTTCTAGCTTTTTTAGGTTTTGTTCTTCTTGCAGCTGATCTTGTTCCTTTAACAATACTTGCTGTTTCTTTGTATTTTTCTTTTTTACTCTCATCCTTATATTGAGCTGCTAATCTTTTATTAACTTTTAATCTCATATCAGGTGTTGAAGCAACGCCAGTTATTTTTTTCACAAGTGCTTTTCTTGCTGTTAAGTCTGCTCTTTTATTTAAAGGAGTAGAAAGTTTTTCCCTTCCTATATCCATACCATTAATTTTAGCTATAGCACTGTCTCTAGCCCCCCGAAGTGTATTTTGTATAGAAGGATCTCTCATTGGAGTAAATCTACCCCTTCTACCTAAATCCACATCTTCATATTGTTTGTTAACTGTCTGATTTGAAACTTCTATATTTATATCAACAGTATCCTTATGTTGAACTGCAGTTGATATTCTACTTCTTCCTAAACTATACTCTAAATTTAAGGGAGCTACAAAATTATCTACTGCTGTTTCTAAATCTTTTGTAGTAAGTCCGTACTTTTTAAATAAATCTTTTACTTCTTGTACTTCTGGTATATCTGAAGTATCACCTGTTCTTAATGCTCTTAATATATCAACAACTTGTATCATTCTGGCAGTTCCACCCTGTTTAAGAGTGTTACCAGTAAAAGGATTTTTTACTGAA